CTTCATCTTTGTTTCCCTACTTTTTCTATATTAACATTATAACTTGTTTATCTTTGTTTAAACTTTCAAATTACTTTCAAAGTTCTCCCAAGAAGTCAAACAAGTCTTTGACATTCTTTCCTTTTTCATACTTCAAGAATGAGCCTCCATCGTAATAGTGGGCAAACTCTATCTTGGCTTTATCAAGCAGCCTATAGAATTCAGTCGAAGAGTAATCCAAGTCCATGTAGATAGCAATGTCGCTCACGTTACTCTTGACATACTTCTCAATTAGAACCTGCCGATAATACGGATCACGTATTTTGTTAATAGCTTGCTCTATCTTATCCATGTAACTTCTGGCTGTTTCTTGTCTGACGATGTGTTCTTCAATCGGATTGCGCACAGTTCCTGTGTAGCTTCTAGGCTCGAATGAGAATACTGCTGTTATCTTGCTGACATAATTATCTCCAGCAATCTTCTTGAGAGTTTTATAATGTTCTAATACTTCCGTTATTCCTTCAATCGTGGCCTTAGTGTCTAGCTTCATCTAACTCCTCCCTTAAAACGGTAAGTCATCCTCGCTGAATTCGATTGGCTCAGCTTCATTGCTATTAAACACTTGCTGATTGCTTCTTGCTTCCACAACTTTCTTAGTCTCTAACAATGAGAAGCCTTCCGCTAATACTTCTGTGATGTAGACTGTCTTTCCGTCCTTGTCATAGCTGCGTGTTTGAATTCTTCCCTCAATCCCTACCAGCGAGCCTTTATCTGTAAATTTAACAAAGTTTTCTGCAGCCGTGCGCCACATTAGGCAATTAATAAAATCTGCTTCATACTCTCCACTCTTATTCTTGAAGTTGCGCTGCGTTGCAACGCTGAACTGCGTATATTTAGTGCCGTTCGTTGTGAATTTAAGTTCTGGCTTCTTGGCAAGTCTGCCAACTACTACTGCATGATTAATCATTATCTTTCCCCTCTAATAGATATTTCTCGTGTGCTTTCAAATCGCCTTTCAGAATACGAGTAACTCGATTAAATTCTTTGATTGCTTGAGACTTCATAGGCTTAATGCCTTCTCTTCGAGCCTCGTCTGTTTCTGGGATGTAATATCCTGTTCTTCCGTTCCTATCTCCTATGATTACAATCCCATATCGATTTACTAATGTGTCGATAATCTTCTTCACTCGTCTTTCTGATAGTTTAGTGATGTTTGAGATGTCCACTCTGTTAATTCGTCTAGTGTCGCTGTTTGGAATCAATCTCAATACCATTCTTTCTTCTGCGCCCATTCGTTCCATTAGCAGCTCTCCTTCAATTCTTCTAATCTGTCTAAATTATATCCAGACCAGGCATTTTCGAAGTGTTCATCTAATGTCACTACTGGAAGCTGCTGGAAGCCGTTTAATTTAATTTCTTCTAGCTTCTCTGGATGTTCAGATACATCCACTGACTCAAATGGAATTTTATTTTGATTTAGCCACATCTTTGTCATCTCTCATTGGATGCAGTTATTTTTTGAGTATACTTTAATTTTCATGTTCTATTCCCCTCTTGATATTCCAATAAATCTATCTTTGTCAAATTTAGCACTCATTCGTGTATTGTCTTCTCTGTCTGTGTACGTGAACCAGATAGTTTTTTCGTATTCTTCTAAGTCTTCAATGTTCTTGAATTCGAATGCTTTTCCGTTTTCTAGAAACAATACTATTTTCATGTTAACCTCTCATGTTCTTCTGGATTGACATCACAATCCCTGCGATTGAACCAATTAACATCAAGATGGATATAATTACTAAGTGTGTAAACAATGGCAGCATGACTGCATACCATGTAATAGGCACTCCAAGTATTTTAATAATTGCTAAGATCATGCTTAAGCTTAATGCTGCTACAAACATATATGTTAGTAGTCCTGTTTTTTTATCATCCATCTTTATTCCTCCTCTGAATCTACACCGTCGATTAACTCTATCGACTCTTCGAGCATGTCTCTTATATTCCAAATTACAGATTTGCCTTTATATTCAGCAATGATGTTCATACCGTCTAGGCTTCTACAAATATTAATTTTTTCTCCGTTAAATTGATGAGTAGCTGTTCCAATTTGTTTTTTCATAATTAATAAGTTTTTATCAAATATTCTTGGTTTAACCATTTAATCCTCCTCCAAATCCACAAATGGATTGATTTCTTCATCAATGTCATAGACTTTCGCACTTGGGAAATTAGAAATTTCATCAAGTAGCCCTTGCATTCGTTGTTAAAATTCTTCAGACGTGTCGTTCCATAAATGAACAAACATGTCTTCATAGCCATCTGAATATTCCATATCTTCATATATCCTATCCAATACAGTTCCAGCAGATAATTTGATTGTTCTTTCTTTTAAAGTTTTCCAACCACTTCTCTCATCCTCATTTAACGAGTTCCATTCACGTTTTAAATCGCATGCGTATATTTGAGAATCGTTTCGTTCATCAAACACCAATTCATCGTCTTGTATTTCTTTAATTGTTTTCATGATTAATCCTCTAATCTTTCTATTAACAAGTCCAAATGTTCTTTTGCTTTTTTTAGATCCTCGAGCATTTTCCCTTTGCTTGGCGCTCGTAGCACGTACTTCAAAACGTTACCTGCGATATATCCATCAAATGAGTTTTCGTATTTTGGAATGAAATTGTCCATCACAGTGAACACTTCTAATCCATAAATACCTTGATAATGCTTTGGATGTTTTACCGCTTCTTTAATTTTTGCATTTTCGTTCAAATCCACTAAACTCATTTAATTCCAGCTCCTTCGAAGTATGATTCCAATCTATCCATTATTTTCTTTCTTGTTTGCCATCCAATTTCATACGGATTTCTTAAAAACACATTCAATGTGACTGTTCTTACTTGCAGGATGTCTCTAGCCATGTGCTTGAAGTTATTTTCTGAGTCAGCAATCATCTCTTCGATATCATCTCTAGTCTTCAACAAGATTGAATCATACAGTGCATCCAGTCTGTTATGTCCAATGTTGCTATCCATTTTGTTAATTTTGAAAGGCTTAGGTGCTGCAGCCACTTCAACTACATTGCCTGTAACTCCATGCTCTTTCATGAATTTGCGTGCAGCTCCATAATTTTTGAATGTCATTGCTTCTTTTTGACTTGCTTTGAATTCAAAAGTGTAAATTGGATGGTGTCTATTAAGATATCCCATCATGCTGCTGTGATCATTAATTTTTTTTAAAGTACATATTGCCATGTTTAATTACAAATACCATACTCATTCTCCAACTCTGCCATTATTTCGATATGGCTTCTAATTTTTCTCATAATGTCGCTATGTGGTTCGGATGTTTGGTAAGTGGCTATTATTACATTACTTCTATCCTCAATTAGACGGAAGCCATAAAGCTTCTCTAATTGAGCCACTTCCAACGCTTGCCAGATAGCCTTGTCTTTCTGTTCCTTCTGCTGCTCGATGTATGCTGCTGCGTAAGGAAGATGCTTATACATGCTCATTGCCTTAATATTCTTCTGGCATTGTTTAGCCTCCTGCAGCATAACCATCACAGCTCTTGTAGTCTTCAATCCTTCAGACTGCATAATCTTTTCAAATTCTATCGCATTCATCCTAAAACTCCTCTACAAAGTCCATTCGAGATTTGAAAAATTTGAAAGTAGAATCCATCAAGTCTCCTTCTCTGTTCTTCTTGATTGAAAATTTAACTCGTTGATAGCCTTCATGATTGGCTTCTGTTTCTTCATTGTTCAAGAATCCTACTACATTCGAGTCTTGTTCGATTGAGCCAGACTCTCTCAAGTCGCTCAGTACTGGTGACTTGTCCTGGCGCTGCTCTACTCCTCGTGATAGCTGCGATAGAATTACGATAGGCACTTGCTGCTCGTTTGCTAGATTCTTCAATTCGCGTGTAATCTGCTCAATTTGCAGCCTTCTATCTCGATTGTTGTTGACTTTGATAAGTCCTACATAATCAATGACAGCTAAGTATTTTCCTGGAGCTTGCCCTGCAGCACGCTCTTTAATAATTCCTAGTATGTGGTTCAATTCAGATACTGTGTCATATACTTTCAAGTCTTTGCTCTTAAAGTATTCGATAGTCGCTCTCACTAGCTCTTTATCGCTATCTTTAAGCATTTTATTCATCTTGCGTAAGTAGTACGTGTTAAGTGTCGTCATTTTAGCCACAAATCTGGAGAATACTTCTTTTTTGCTCATCTCCAAGCTAAACAAGTCTACTCTTAAGCCTTCATTTCGTCTTAATGCTCTATCAATCAGATTGATAGTCCATGCGCTCTTTCCAACTGATGGACGAGCTCCAACAGTAACGAGCATTCCAGGGCCGATGCCTCCTCCTAGTGCTGCATCTAATCCGCTGAATGTCTTAATGCCGTCTTCAATATCATGCTCAAGCTCATACTCGAATTGCTCGAATGTTTCAGCTAAATCACCAACATTCTTTTTGCGTGATAGCTTAGAGATTGCATTCAACAGTTCTAACATCTCAGCTTCAAGCTGCTTAGTTGGGAACTCTGTATGTTCTGCTTTTACTTTCTCCAACTTAGCTCTTAAATACTCATGGTGTAGCTGGTTAGCTAGATAGTCTAATCCGCTTGTAGTCGCGTTAGATTGCTGCAATGCTATCAGATACTCATATCCGATAGTCTTATCTTTTAATTCAGCTCTCACTTTAGCGAATAGCTCCATCAATCCATCTAGACGGCTGCCGTTATTGTTCAAAATTTCAAAGATCGTTTTGAAATTGTTATCCGTGAACCACTCAGCTTGCAGATACGTTGATTGTGCTTTGTCGAAGTCTTGCAGCAGTGCTGCTATGATTGATTTCTCTAATTCAAAGTTATTCATATCAAGCCTGCCATTCTGAGCCATATAGCTCTCTCATCTTATCTGCCACTGATTGTACAGAAGATGCTTGCTGCACTCTTACTGGTGCCTCGTTTAAGTATCTTTCAAACTTTCCGCCGAATAGTGTTTCTGGTCTTAGATACTTATTCATCTCCTCGTTATTCAGCCACTGCTTACACTTGAAATCAATAACTTTCTCAAAGTCTTCAACTGTGAATCCATTGTCTAGCAGCTTATGGATTAGCTGTACTGTCTTCTTAGTCTTAACTGACCATTTCTTTCCAGAGCGTTTATTTAGATAATCAATAATATGTCTGGTCTCATCAGTCCAAACAGCCTTACTCTGTTTCTCCTCTGAGACATTATTATTATTCTCTGTAGTAGTCTCTGTGTATTCTCTGGTATAGGTCTGTTCATTTTGAACACATCCATCTGTTCTATTTGAACACATCGTCTGTTCAGATTGAACACATCGTCTGTTCACACATTGATACTCGATTGTGTACCATTTTGTTTTGTCAAATTTTTTCTTATTAAAGTTCCCAATTCTAATGACTTTCTGTTTTTCTAAGTTGGTTAAAGTCCTTCTGATAGTCATTGTTGACCAGAATGGGAATTCTGTTTGCCAATCTTCTAATGTTTTATAAAACCATTTAACTCCTTCAAATTCATGGCTGCTCTTAATCAACCAGTAGTGCATTTGTTGAAGCATGATGGCCTCGTTTAAACCAATCTCTCTAGCAAGTGATGGCAGTACTTGAAGAGGTGGCTCATCTATTAATAGTCTGCTCATTGCTTTTCCCCTAATTTATGCTATAATTTAGTTAAGTATTTTATGAATGGCGGCTTTTTCAAGTCGTCATTTTTATTTTTCTAGCAGCTCCAGTGCAGTCTCATAAGCATCCTCTAGACTGTGATGTGTGCTGCTGCTTTTATATATTCCGTTGATAACACTTAGATGATACTTACCATTCAAGAATTTAATAGTTCCTACAGTCTCTGTGTTATTCATTAAATCAAATTCAGTGCTATCAAATAGATTTTCTATTAAACTAATCATCAAAAATCACACCTTGCCTAATTGCATCCACTTTATCTAAGTGCTGGTTAACTGCTCCAACCCATAAGTGCATAAATGTAATTATTCCAATGATTGCTAATGCTGAAAGTCCTAAGAATTTCAAATATTTCTTAATGAAGTTCTTATTGAACTCTTTCCAGAAAGCTTTTCTTTTTAGCTTCCTAGTTCTTGATATTTCAACTCTGCTCATCTTCTTCTTTCCTTCCGTTCATCCCACACTTTCTGTATGGCTTCAATATGATCAGCTTTATATTTATATGGCCTTGTATCAACTCTTCTAGCAGCAACGACTACAGGATGATTTCTCACATCACTCTTGAGCCACGCGCTGGAACTCGTTCCGATTTCAGCACATAATTCTTCAGTTGTTATCCATCTCTGTCTACTTCTTGAATCAATAAATGGCTTTATTAAATCAACAAATTTCTCTGGATTTCTTCTTACTACTTCTAAAAATATTGGCTCGTAGTAATCGAGTGTTGCTTTTTCCATGTTTTAAGCTCCTTTCTTAATTTTTCATATTGTTGTAACCCACTTTCAGATTTATAATCATATTTAGGAAAGGGGGTGTTTATATGTCTAAACCAATTAAACCTGGTACAGATAACCAGCCAAAAGGCACATATCAAGAAGTTGGTCCTAAAGGCGGTGCTGTAAATCGACCTCGTGTTGTTCATATTGATAAGGGGGACCGTCTCCCACCTACTCAAAAACCTGGGAACAAATGGGTCAAAAAATAGTTTTATTGGGTCGTCTCTTAAGAGATGACCTTTTTAATTTTCCAGAAGCAAAAACACCAACTTAGAAAATTAATTTGCAACCAAGACTCTGCGTACTTGATTCCATCTTCCTCGTAAAATGTCATATAATGGTGCAATTGTTTCACCTCTTTCTATTCGAATTAAATCGTATTT